GATCCCACGCAGCGTGTGGTGTTCATGAAGGCGGCGCAGGTAGGCGCGACCGAGGCCGGCAACAACTGGATCGGGTTTGCGATCCACCAGGCGCCGGGCCCGATGCTCGCGGTCCAGCCGACGGTGGAACTCGCCAAGCGCAACTCGCGGCAGCGGATCGACCCGCTGATCGACGAGAGCCCGGAGTTGCGCGAGCGGGTGAAGCCCGCCCGGTCGCGCGACGCCGGCAACACGATGCTGTCGAAGGAGTTCGCGGGCGGCATCCTGATCATGACGGGGGCGAACTCGGCGGTCGGGCTGCGCTCGACCCCGGCGCGGTACATCTTCCTCGACGAGGTCGATGCCTATCCGGCCTCGGCTGACGAGGAAGGCGATCCGGTGACGCTGGCCGAGGCCCGGTCGCTGACCTTCGCTCACCGGCGCAAGGTGCTGCTGGTCTCGACGCCCACTATCCGGGGGCTGTCGCGCATCGAGCGGGAGTTCGAGGCGTCCGACCAGCGTCGGTACTTCGTGCCGTGCCCGCATTGCGGTCACGCACAATGGCTGAAGTTCGACCGGCTGCGCTGGCAGAAGGGCCGCCCGGAAACGGCAGAATATCACTGCGAGGGCTGCGACGCGGCAATCGCGGAACACCACAAGACGGCGATGCTGGAGGGCGGCGAATGGCGGTCGACCGCCGTCGCCGCCGATCCGACTACGGTCGGATATCACCTCTCGGCGCTCTATTCGCCGATTGGCTGGCTGAGCTGGGAGCGGATCGTGCGGGCATGGGACGCGGCACAGGGGTCGGACGAGGCGATCAAGGCGTTCCGCAACACGATCCTCGGCGAGACTTGGGTCGAGACCGGGGAAGCGCCCGACTGGCAGCGGCTCTACGACCGGCGCGAGCGCTGGACATCCGGCACGGTGCCCGCGGGAGGGCTGTTCCTGACCGCCGGGGCGGATGTGCAGAAGGACCGGATCGAGGTCGATGTCTGGGCATGGGGGCGTGGGCTCGAAAGCTGGCTCGTCGATCATGTCGTGATCGAGGGCGGGCCGGATCGGCATGACGCCTGGTCGGAACTGACCGCGTTGCTCGACCGGTCCTGGCCCCACGAACGGGGCGCGCATCTGCGGATCGCGCGGCTCGCCATCGACACGGGCTACGAGGCCCCGGCGGTCTATTCCTGGTCGCGGGCGCAGGGCTTCGCGCAGGTGTCGCCGGTGAAGGGTGTCGAGGGGTTCAACCGCTCGAGCCCGGTGTCGGGGCCGACCTTCGTCGACGCGACCGAGGGCGGCAAGCGGCTACGGCGCGGCGCGCGGCTCTGGACCGTCGCGGTCTCGACCTTCAAGGCCGAAACCTACCGATTCCTTCGGTTGGCCCGTCCGACAGAGGAGGACATGGCCGAGGGGGCGGCATTCCCGCCCGGCTCGGTGCATCTGCCGCACTGGGTCGAGAACGAATGGCTGAAGCAGTTCGTCGCCGAGCAACTGGTGACGGTCCGCACCAAGCGCGGCTTCGCCCGGCTGGAATGGCAGAAGCTCCGCGAACGCAACGAGGCGCTGGACTGCAGGGTCTACGCCCGCGCCGCCGCCTGGATCGCGGGCGCGGACCGCTGGCCCGACGAGAAATGGCGCGACCTCGAGGATCAGCTCGGGGCGGCCCCCACCGACAACGATCCCGCCGGACAGATCAACCGGCCGGGACAGGCCCCGCAGGGCAAGCGCCGTTCCGACTGGCTCGGGCGGCGCGGAGGATGGTTCTGAACATGACGGACTGGACGGAAACCGAGCTCTCGGCGCTGCGCCGGGCCTATGCCAGTGGCACGACACGGGTCAGCTATGACGGCAAGTCGGTGGATTACGGTTCGGCCGAGGATCTGCTCGCCCGCATCCGCACCATCGAGCGCGCCATCGCGGGCGTTGGTCGGCCCTTGCCGGTGGCCGGGCTGGCTGGCTTCTCGCGCGGGGATCGGTGATGTCGGCGAACTGGTTCGACCACGCCATCGCCACGATGGCGCCGCGCATGGCCGCGCGCCGCGTGATGGCTCGCCAGGCTTTCGAGACCCTGACGCGGGGCTATGACGGGGCCGCGCGCGGTCGGCGGACGGAGGGCTGGCGCGCGCCCGGATCCTCGGCCGACACCGAGATCGGCGTCGCCGGGGCTCTGCTGCGCGACAGGATGCGCGATCTGGTGCGCAACAACCCGCATGCGGCCAAGGCCGTGGCGGTGCTGGTGAACAACATCATCGGCGCAGGTATCATGCCGCGCGCCGCCAGCGGCGACGACACGCTCGACCGGAAGGTCGACGCGCTGTTCGAGCGCTGGACGGCGGAGTGCGACGCCGACGGCCAGCTCGATTTCTACGGGCTGCAGACACTGATCTGCCGCGAGATGGTCGAGGCAGGCGAGGTGCTGGTGCGCCGCAGGTTGCGCCGCGCAAGCGACGGTCTGCCGGTGCCGCTGCAATTGCAGGTGCTGGAGGCCGACTTCCTCGACGCGACGAAGTCTGGCGTCCTCGGCGCGGGTCGCCTCGTGCAGGGGATCGAGTTCGACCCGGTCGGCAAGCGCCGGGCCTACTGGCTGCACGCCGAGCACCCGGGCGACGCCTATGGGGCCTTGCAGAACGGGTTGCAGAGCCGCCCGGTCCCGGCGACCGAGATCGCCCATGTCTATGAGAAGCAGCGCACGCAGGCCCGCGGCGTTCCCTGGGGCGCGCCGGTGATCCGCAGCTTGCGCGATCTCGACGACTATGAGGTAGCCGAACTGGTCCGCAAGAAGACAGAGGCCTGCGTCACCGCCATCGTCTTCGGCGACGACGAGGCGCAACAGGGCATCGCACCTTCGGTGGTCGATGCCGACGGCAACCGGGTCGAGCAGTTCGAGCCGGGGCTGATCGCCTATGCCCGCGGCGGCAAGGACATCCGGTTCAACCAGCCCTCCGCAACCGGCGGCTACGGCGAATACAAGCGCGCCAGCCTGCACACGATCTCGGCGGGCTTCCGGGTGCCCTACGAGCTGCTGACCGGCGATCTCAGCCAGGTCAACTATTCCTCGATCCGGGCGGGGCTCGTCGAGTTCCGGCGCCAGATCGACGCTGTGCAGTGGCAGCTCTTCATTCCGATGTTCTGCGCGCCCGTCTGGCGGTGGTTCACGGAAGCGGCATGGGCTGCGGGGCAGATCCCGTCGCCGACCGTCCCGGTCGAATGGTCGCCGCCCAAGTTCGAGGCGGTCGATCCGCAGAAGGACGCGATGGCGAACCTGCTGTCGATCCGCTCCGGCACCATGACTCTGGCCGAGGTGATCGCGAAACAGGGCCGCAACCCGGACGCCGTGCTCGCCGAGATCGCCGCCACCAACGCCAAGCTCGATGCGCTGGGGCTGGTGCTCGACAGTGACCCCCGCCGTGTCACCAAGACCGGCAGCGCCCAGAGCAGCGATCCGGTGACCGATCCGGCCGCCGACGAACCAGACACCGACGACCCGGCCGCCGACGCGGATACAGACCCGGCGCAGGCCGACCAACAGGACTGATCCCATGGAAACGATGATCGAACTGCCGGCCATGCGCCGGTCGGCGGAGCTTGCGCCGAACACGGCCGACGCCGACAGCCGCACCGTCGAGGTGGTCTGGTCGGCCGGGGCACGCGTCCGCCGCGCGACCTTCTTCGGCGAGCCTTACGACGAGGAACTGAGCCTCGACCCCGCCCATGTGCGGCTCGATCGGCTGAACGCGGGCGCGCCCTTCCTGAAGATGCACGAGCTCGACACGCTCGACGCGGTGATCGGCTCGGTCGTGCCGGGCTCGGCGCGGATCGAGAACGGGCGCGGCATCGCGCTGGTGCGGATCAGCGAACGCGCCGATGTCGAGCCGATCTGGCGCGACATCCAGGCCGGGCACATCCGCGCTGTCTCCATCGGCTACCAGGTCCATCGCTTCGAGGTCTCGAAACCCGAGGCCGCGCGCGAACTCTGGCGGGCGGTCGACTGGACGCCCTTCGAGGTCTCCGCCGTCGCGGTCGGGGCCGACCCGGCCGCTGGCTTCCGCGCCCAGCATCCCCTTTACGACTGCGTCCTTCACCGCCGGGACGCCCCCACAGAGCAAGGAGCATCCCCGATGACGGACAAGACCCAGACCCCGGCGAGCGACGCCGCAACCCCCGCCACCACCCAGCCGGCTGAGCCGGTCGAAACCGAGGACACCACCATGACCGAGCCGAAAGCGGCTGCGCCCGAACCGAAGGTCGCCGCAGTCGAAACCCGCGCGCAGCCGAAGCTTCAGAAGACCGACGCCCCCAGCGCGCCCGATACTGAGGCGGTTGCCACCCGCGCCCGCGAGGCCGAACGCGACCGCGTCTCCACCATCTACGATCTGGCCGGACGGCTGAACCTCGAGCGCGGCTTCGCCGAGGATCTGGTGAAGCGCGGCGTCAGCGTCGACGAGTCCCGCCGCCTGATCCTCGATCAGGTCGCCGCGAAATCCGACGAGACCCGGACCTTCAGCCAGGTGTCGGTCCCGCTCGGCGGACGGGATGAGCACATCACGCGCCGCGACGCGGTGGCGAATGCGCTGCTGCACCGCTACAGCCCGACGCTGTTCCAGCTGGAGGACGCCGCGCGCCAGTATCGCGGCATGACGCTGCTGGAACTGGCCCGCGAGAGCCTCGGCAACGCCGGGGTCAACACGCGGGGCCTGTCGCGCGACGAGGTGGCGACCCGGGCCCTGCATTCCACCTCGGACTTCCCCGAGATCCTCTCGGCCGTCACCAACAAGACCCTCCGGCAGGCCTACGAGGCCTATCCCCGGACCTTCATGCTCTTCTGCCGCCAGGTGCTCGCCACCGACTTCAAGGCGATGCACCGGGTTCAGCTCGGCGAGGCGCCGCAACTGCTGGAGGTCGGCGAAAGCGGCGAGTTCAAGCGCGGGACGCTCGGCGAGAGCAAGGAGAGCTACAAGGTCAAGACCTATGGCAGGGTGGTCGCGATCACCCGCCAGACCCTGATCAACGACGATCTCGACGCCTTCACCCGGATCCCGGCGATGTACGGCAACTCCATCGCCCAGCTGGAGTCGGACGTGGTCTGGGGCGTCATCACCGCCAACCCGGCGATGGCCGACGGCAACGCGCTGTTCCACACCACCCACAAGAACCTCGCAGGCACCGGCGCGGCGCTGGCCGTCGAGGCGGTTGGCGCGGCCCGCGCGGCGATGGCCAAGCAGACCGGGCTCGACAAGAAGACGGTGCTGAACGTGCGGCCTGCCTTCCTGATCGTGCCCGCCTCGCTGGAACTGAAGGCCGAGCAGATGGTCGCCCAGAACCTCGTGCCCGCCGCGACCGCGAACGTGGTGCCGCAATCGATCCGGACGCTGGCACCGATCAGCGAGCCCCGTCTCGACGCCGCCAGCGAGACTGCATGGTATCTGGCGGCCAGCCCGAACCAGATCGACACCATCGAGTACGCCTATCTCGAGGGCCAGCAGGGCGCCTACATCGAGACCCGCAACGGCTTCGACGTCGACGGTGTCGAGATCAAGTGCCGCCTCGATTTCGGCGCCAAGGCCATCGACTGGCGCGGTCTCTACAAGAATCCGGGCGCATAACCTGCACCCCATGCTGAACCCTGACACGCGGGCGGTCCTCACGGGCCGCCCTTCGTCTTTCCATAAGGACCATCCCCATGAAAAACTACGTCCAGCCCGGCAACACCATCACCCTGACCTCGCCCTACGCCGTCGGCTCGGGCGATGGCCTGCTCGTCGGTTCCATCTTCGGCATCGCCGCCGGGGACGCCGCCATCGCCGAACCCGTCGAGACCGCGCTTGTCGGCGTGTTCGACATCACCAAGGTCGGCTCCCAGGCCTGGACCGTGGGCGCCAAGGTCTATTGGGACGACACCAACAAGCGCTGCACCACGGTGGCCACCGACAACACCCTCATCGGCGTGGCAGTCGAGGCGGTGGCGAGCGGCGCGGGCGACACCATCGGACGGGTGCGCCTGAACGCGACGTTCTGATGAGCGCCTTCGCCGCCGCGGTTGGCGCGCTCTTCGCCGATCCGAACATCGGCCGGGACGCGGTCTACATCGTCGACGGCGGCGCGCCCGTGCTGGTGCGCGCCGTCGCCCGGCGTGCCGACGCCGTCACCGACTTCGGCGATGCCCGGCTCTGGTCCGAAACCACGAGGATCGACCTGCGCGTCGCCGAGGTGGCGAACCCGCGCCCGGGCGACAGGATCGAGATTGATGGCGACGCCTTCCTCATTCAGGGCGAGCCCGTCCGCGACCGCCAGCGGCTGGTCTGGACCGTCGATCTGAGGCCTGCGTGAAACTGAAGCTCGACATCGATCCCGACATCGTCGCGATGATGGCGGCCGAGGTCGCGGCGGGCGA